GGCACTGGATATAAAGGTAAGTAAAAAACTTGCATTTTTTGGATTGCGAGGAGGTACTTTCTTAGAGGGAAATTCAAAAATAGCGAATGCTCTTTATGAAAAAGGAAAGGATATTGAGTGTAGGCTTCTAGTGTCTGATCCATATAGCATTTATATTGAAAAAAGATTACGGAATGTGCCAGAATTTGCACCGCAAGAAAAGCTGGAAAAACAGTGGAAGACTAATTATCTAGACATAAAAAAATTAAAGGACACTTTTCCTAAAACAGATGGCTGGGCATTAAGGTTTCATGAACAGCCGCTTTTATACCGATTTATAATAACTGACCGGAGTATTTATCTGGGATACTATACAAGAGAGCCTAGCTCGAAATCATATATGTATCGATATACAAGAAAATCATCTGTTTATCGAAGCTTTACAGATCTTTTCAACTCGTCTTGGGAAAATGCTAGTACGAGTTTTTCAAGTATTGTTCCGGATCGATGTAGCTTTGTTTTAGATAATTTTGACATGAAACCGTCATTGGTAATTAATCTAATGTCTGCATGCAATATGGATTGCGATTATTGCCCGGAAGGTGGAGAAAATTTACAGAAATGTGATACTCTGTGCGATATTTCTCAAATTAAATATTTGTTGACGGCATATGCAAATTATTATAAAGAAAAAAGATGGACAGAGAAAAAAGTCGTCAGAATTACTGGTGGGGAACCCCTTCTGGATTTTGAAAGACTGTCTGAGACACTGCACCATGCTAAATTAGAAAGCTATGAAAAAGTTGTTTTATGTACAAATGGATTGTTACTGAAACAGTGTTACGAAAACAATTCAATTGTGTGGGAGGAAATAAAGGATGTTCTCTTATTGAAGATCAGCTTGGATACACTTAAGCCACAGGTGTTTAAGGATTTAACAGGTGTAGATGAGCTGAGGACCGTACTGGAAAATATATCTTTTATGAAGCTCAAAGGGTTTAAAATTGAATTGAATTTTGTTGCTACTAAGAAAAATGTTGGCGAAATTGAATCCGTTTATAACTACGCACATAGTAAGAGGCTGGTTGGTCTTAAGGTTTTAACCGTAAACGATTTTGGAGGTATAGTGTCTGCAGACAATGTAGAAAAAGAACTGAATCTTCTAATTGAAACACTGAGAAAGAAAAACTATATAGAGACAGGGCTATATGTACACAATAATAAGGGAATTCATATGAAACGCTTTATTTACGATGGATGCACTTTGACGATTGTGGATCACATGAATAAAGGCAATTCAGTCACTCCAAGGCGTACTTATAGTGAGGCCTGTCAGGAGTGTAAATATTATCCGGAATCAGTTGATGTTCAAACAGGATTAACTAAACCGTGTGCAACAGGAATTATGAGTCTTACGATGAGAGCAGACGGCGTGCTGAGCTTTTGCAGAATGCAGACAGATAGTGAAACAAATGTGAGAGGAAAAAGCTTAGAAGAAGTTCAAGAAATGGTAAGGGGGCAGTTAAAGAAATTTGAAAGATGTTATCATTATGAGATTGGTGAAAAAAGATGAAAAAATATAAAGTCGGTTTTTTGTGCGGATTTTTTGACCCTTTACATGATGGCCATATCGACATTATGCGGCAGGCAAAAGAAATGTGCGAGCGATTGATTGTTGCAGTAGGAACAGATGACTTTATGATGCAAAGAAAGCATCATGGAACAATACTTTCATACGAGCAGAGAGTGGAAGTCGTAAGCGCGATTCGGTATGTTGATCAAGTTGTACCTGAAGTTGATTTGGACAAAGTTAAAGCATATCATCAGTATCATTTCGATTTGATGATTGCTGGGGCAGATCATTTATCGGAGCCTATTTACCAAGAGGCAAAGGAAAAATTGGAAGAACTAGGGGTTGACACCATATTTGTTCCGCGCAAGAAAAACATATCATCCACGCTAATGAGAAAAAGAATGCACGATTTAATGAAAGAATAATAGCAATATTATTTTCTTTGTGATATACTGGAGCCACGGGAAACCGTGGCTTTCAGTCTATCTTGGTGGCATCTTCTTGATTGCTGTCATCCACTTGCTCACCATCAGCATCGGACTCCTCGTCATCCTCAACTCCATCCCACCCTATGTACCGTACCTCGACATCATCAAACCCACTTCAGTTCAGCCGCTGACCGCAACGGTCACAGAAGCGTTGGTACTCGCGTTCCATTGTGGTTCCGCACCGTGGACACTTTGGAAACTCAGCACCCCACTTATAGGAGTACACCTCTTTGACTCTCCAAGGCCACCGGTAAGTAGGGGAGAACAGAAGTTCATACAGTACCCGTGTGGGCTGTACATCCCAATTCCAGTTATCATCGAATCAATCTAATTTATTCTTCATGTGATTTACACCTCCACGTAATATCATAGAGGAAATCACATGAATTGTGGGAGCGTGAGCTCCCATTGCTGCTCGAAACTTTGCCACCTCTCCGTGGTGAGCAGCAGGCAACGATCGTATATGTGAGTATGATTGGCTAAGATGTAAAGGTTATTGTAGAATATATGTGGTAATGAGGTGATTAGACATGCCGAGTAATAATATTTTCGAGAGATTTAATGATGAAGTACACATTCGTAGAGATGGGTGGCAACATGTTGGATTGACAACATATAGAGAAGATTATTATAACGAGCTCACTTCATCCACATGGAATTTTACGAACCCTAATAGCAATACTGATGATAAAGGATATCTTAAAAGTAGTTCTTTAGGGTTGCTACACAGATATATCATGGGAAAATGGTATGGAAAAGATGTGTTACAAGATATGACGGAACATGGATATGTTGTGGATCACATGAATAATATCCATCATGATTGTAGAATTTCAAATCTTGAATTCCTAAAGAAAGCTTACAATACAGCGAAAGGGCAAATGTTTGATGTTGATGCTAATAGACTGAACCATAACATAGCATTAACTATTTTCAAGGACTTTAGAACTGGTTGCTATCAAATTACTATTGGATGTAACGACGATATCTACAAAATTGATGCGGACAGAACAGTTCACCATTTGGCTTCAGCAAAGCTGTTATACGATTGTGATTATGCAATTGTTATAAATGATGCGGAAAATATTTTAAGGATTTACGAAACTGAGCAACAATTAGATCTTGGCAACAATCATTCCTGTGATATTAAGATTCAGGAAACAGAAAAAATATCAATAACAGAAGAAGAAGCAAATCACCCCATAATTTTTAGAAATGGCATTGGATATATAAATCGTGGTGCAGGCAATGTTTGGATTAATTCGGTATACTATGATGAGGGGTGGACACCATTGAGCAAATACTCTGATTGAACAAGATGTTACGCTATGCTATACTAAGATCACAATACATAATAGAAAGTCTGGTAAGGTGAAAGGAGCTGGTAGAAGTGGAAGCAATGGAAGGAAAGTACTTGGAACTTGTTCAGAATTGTATTAATTATGCAAGAAGTTTCATGACATTACCCGAACCTATTGAATCCTATTTTGAAGACTGCCCATCTGACAGATTCAAAACAATGGACAATGCCGCAGAGGGATGCGGAAATAAATTGTATTTTAATAAGCCGTGGTTTACAGGACAAGATAGATGGGAAAATCATAGGGTTGATATAGAGTTCTTCATTTTTCATGAGCTGCGACACTTACATCAGCACTATGAAATTGCGTTGTTGGATAGCAATAATACTGTACATGAAGATATAAGTACCATTGTTTCATGGAAAAATGGTTTTATAAACTATACAAGAAACGAAGGCGGAAGTACACAGGCTGTTAATCTGTCTCAAGAAGTAGAAATTGATGCAAATGCATATGCATTGTGTCTCAGCAATATGTTACATATTTCTGATAATATAGAGCTTCGCTTTAGTGTACCACAAGAAGCAATGGATTTAGCAGACCCCAGATCACGACAGTATTACGAAAATCGACCAGAATTAAAAAGATATATGGATAAATTGAAAAGAGATGCAGGACAGCCTGTGGTAAGAAAACCAGAAAGAAATGAGCTGTGTCCTTGTGGTAGCGGAAAGAAATTTAAGAAGTGTTGTATTGGCAAAGGCATATATGATTGATGTATCATATATATCCACACAGTGCTATACTTAAACCACTATAAAAGGAAAGAGGTTATCACCTATGCCCAGAACGAAAGGTAGCAAAAACCGTCCCAAAACCAATAACGACTACGCATCTCAGATCGCGGAGAAGCAGGAAACTATTGCCTCTCTGACTGCTGAAATTGCATCCATCACCGCCAACATTGACACTTTGAAGGCTGATTTGAAGGAGAAGAAGACTACTCTTAAGAAGGCCGAAAAAGAAGCGGCATCCCTAGAAGCGAAGAAGGCAAAGGCAGATGCTAAGGCTGCAGAAGAAGCAAAGAAAGCAGAAGCCGAGAGTGTGGTTAAGAAATTATTAGCCAGCGGGATGAGCGCGGATGAGATTCTGGAAAAGCTGAAATAAGATCAGCCGTGTGGACAAACTGAACTCCAGGAGTTCACACGGTATTTTTTGAAGGTTGCTGTATAGTTTGTAACGGAAATAAAAGAAATGGAGCGTGAGAAAAATGAATTTATCAAAAATACACCATATCGCAATCATCGTATCTGACTACGAAGCTGCAAAGGATTTCTATGTGAACAAGCTGGGTTTTTCTGTCATCAGAGAAAACTACCGCCCGGAGCGTAAGGACTGGAAACTGGATCTGCGTGTCAATGAATACACAGAGCTGGAGATTTTCGCTGAGGAAAATCCGCCGAAGCGTGTGAACCGCCCAGAGGCCTGTGGCCTACGTCACCTTGCGTTCTGCGTTGATAGCGTGGAGCAGACGGTGAAAGAACTGGCAGCGGTCGGAATTGAATGTGAGCCAATCCGTGTGGATGATTATACCGGCAAGAAGATGACTTTCTTTCATGACCCGGATGGTCTGCCGCTGGAGCTGCACGAATAATTATGGGAGAGAAAAGAGCATATAAACCCCGGAAGCCCGGCGGTGGCCGGAAAAAGCTGAAGCCGGAGTATGATGCAGGGAAGAACCTGAAAGAGCAGATGGAAAGTGCTGTGGCACTTTATAATTCTGAGATGTCCTTGCAGGCCATCGCTGATGCTCTGAATCTCAACCCCATCAAGGTACGGAAGTTGCTCATCACGGCTGGTGTGTATGAATCGGAAGTGGCGGAGAAGGTACAGGATACCTTTGAAGAGTACCGAAAAACACAGAACTATAAAGATGCCATCCTCTCAACCGCAAATACTCTTCAACTCTCCAAAGCCTCCGTTACCTCGTATCTGCCATATCAGAAAGGCGTGTACTTCCAAAGTACAGAAAAAGAAAAGATCAGTGTCGGAGCAGAGCGGCAACGGAGATACAGAGCGATGAAACGGTGGAGGGCTCATCCGACAGAAGAAAACTTCTGGGGCGTAGTTGTGGCCTATGCGGGCGTGAAATTCAAAACTTACTCTGGATTGCCATTTACTTATGAGGTGCGGAAAGGCAGGAACGGCGAGTACATGAAAGAACTGTGGATCGACAGACGGGAGAAGAGTAAAAGTCTGGCGTGGAGTTCTATTGTTTTGGCTCTGGGAAATATTAAAGGGGAAGTGGTAAACCGCCCGAAAGCTCTAGGTGATATCCGGGGCGTGACTTATATTTACGGGATGTTCTATCGGTTCAGGTTGATCGATGTGCCGGATGAAGTGAAGGAGAAGATGGGGCATTTGAAAGACCGCAAAAAATAGGTTGCTATGTGCAAAAGTCTACGGTAATATGTGCCGTAACTGAGGAAATGAATCTCAGTTGGGAAGGATGGTAGCATTATAGAAAAATTGAAGAAGATGCTGGAGGAGTATTTGAAGAAAACTGAGCCGGAGTATTACCCGCCAGTGGAGAATCTGCTGGATCTGATCTACGAACATTACACGGAGAATAATCCAGTAGAGAAAAACACAGTTGCTGGGAAAGCGGCAAAGGCCAAAGAAAAGGAACTGGAAGAGTGGCTGCGCAGCTTGGACGGAATGGATAGGCTCGTAGATGACTACGTCGGAGATAAGATTCCACTCTGGGAGAAGATCATGGACCGGCAGGGAACGGTGTGCTGTGCATGGGAGAAGACTGCTTTTGAGGAAGGATTGAAAGTTGGAATTCGGCTTATGACGGAAGTATACGGTATGTAACAGAAATAAAATGAACTCCTAGAGTTCAAAAAAGACCTCGCTTGTTACGGCGAGGGCGTGTGTTCTTATTATTCAGGCTTTTCAGCTTTCTTCTTCGGTGCAATTTTATGACCAGAGTAGATTGCCATGCCCATGCAGATCAGAGAGCCACAAGCGAAATACTTGTGAGCCTTCATCAGTTTCTTGCAGCCGGTGTAGAAGCATCCTGCCATACAGGCAAGTGCTCCGAGTGACCAATACTTATGTGTTTTCATTTTGTGTTCTCCTTATCTTCTTTTCGTATTCTGAGCAGTTCCTCTATTTCCATTTTACTCGCCGGTCGTACTGCCTTTTTATCATCGTGTGCTACCGCTCCACAGTCAGGACAACGGTCTGGCAGCTTCTCAGCAGAGAAGCAGTAGCGGCAGGCGTCGCAAAAGTAGTAGTTCAAGTCATCAAATCCCCTTCCAATTCTCAAAGTTCATCCACCAGCCACTGCATTTTGTTCAAAAAATCTACTGGAAACAGCATATAATTACCTCGCTACCGACCACCAGGTCGGTTTCTTTGTTTATCGGGCTTTTCGAGTCATCATATTAAAATGCTGCTCCTGATGCATGACCTTAAAGATCCGTTCAAAGACAGAACGCAGCTGTTCAACACTGGTGGCAGATGAGTCATAGTATAGTCCGTCATTGAAGCCAGTAGCACCAACATTCAGCATGGCAATCATGGCGGCAGCAGAAACATAGTCAGACCGATCTTCGCTACCATCATCCAAAATTCTTACGAATTCCCTTTCATTTTTATCCAGTAAGTCTGAACGTAGATTTCCATTTTGATAGCCGACCATCTGGATGAAGTAGTATTCAAGAATCTGGCGGATGACAATCAGGAGAGTATCCGGGTCACTGGTTGTGGCGTATTCATGCCAAAGGGTATCGTAAGTATTTCTTACTGGAGAACGATTGATAAGACCGCCACCGGCTATGGTGTCTTCATCTTGGCATTCTGTAATGCTGGTCTGATTTTGTGTGTCTTTCTTTATCTCAAAGAAGGACACACATTCGTAATCAGGCAGGCGGTTATAAGAAATCTCCCGGAAGAAGTAAGGGTTGTGTGTCATGCAGAAGAACTGTCGAATATGGTCATCCACAATTTCTTCATGAAGTGCATAATTGTTATAGCAGACAGCAATCATTTCACGAGTGAGGGAAGCAACCACAAAAAGAGAGCCACTGTCCATAGAGGAAACAGGATCATCGATTACAACAATCTTATCCTCGACTTTTCCAGCATCGGACTGACTGCCCATTACCATGTGATAGAAGTAAAGGAAAGCAATAAAATGCCGTTCGCCTTCACTGAGATCCTTATCAACAACAATCTTCTTGCCGTTCTGATTTCTTACCAGCTGATAGACATATTTGGCACCAGGCTTTTCCTGAAGTTCAAACCCTTTAAAACCGGCACTGGCGATGGCACGGTTAATATCTTGCATCGTTTTAGTGGTGTTGACAGTTTCGCTGTTCAATTTTGCAATCTCTTTGCTAAGAGCCTGGGATTTTGCCTTCAATTTGTTGCTTTCAGCCTTGATATAATTCATGGCTGAAATCACAGAATCTGTGTTGCGTCGGAAGGTATTTGTGAGTACCTGAGTCCGCTGAACGATTGCAGACCATGCCATATTGGTGCATTTTTTCTTTTGAGTCGGAATATCAGCGAGAACAGCATTTCTGGCTTTAATATCTTCGTTGATCTTGCGTGAAATTTGGTCGAGCTCGACAAGAAGGTCAGACAAATCTTCCAATACTATCACATCTGCTGGGCTGGCTGATTTCTGCTCCAACAGGGTCACATTGGCACGTGCCTTCTCCATAAACAGTTCGAAAGCAGCCTTGTAATCAGCCTGCAATGGCGAAGGAAAATTGTTCCCTTCGTTTGTATGAGCTGTTTTGTATACATTGTTTAATGCGTCTTTATATTGTTGAACAAACGAAGACAGTTTTTTCAGATCAGCTTTGTATTCGGCATCATAGCAGGCAGCAAGGTCATCCTCAAAAGTGTCTGGAATAGTTTGCTGACAGTAAGGACACTTCCCTTCAGAAGAGTGATACTTCGTATGTCCCTGAGTGATCCAGTCTAGGTTGCCAAGTGCACGTATGAATCGCGCGAACTCTGTATCACTACGGCTGAGAATCGGTGTGGACAAAAGATCAGATGCAGGAAGAGAAGTGGATGACAGCAAATGATAGGCACTATAGTTTGGCTGATTCTCACCATGAATGGTTTGATAAAGCGCCTCTATATCTGCAATTTCAATCATCGGTTCTTCTTCGGAATGATTTTCGCCTGCGGACATGCTCATATCTTCTTCATCAAAAGATGGAGCGTCTGGATCTATTTTAGCCGCTTTAGGAGTCATGCTTTGAATCTTATCAGCAAATTTCTTTTTGTCGCGCAGATAGGCTAATGCAAGAGGGAATTTATCCCGAAATTCCTTGGTGGCTCCCCAAATGGCTTCGACATAATCTCCATGCAGTTTATCCAATTCACCTTGCTTTGCTACCGCCTCTTTTCCCCTTGCGACAATAGTGTCATCTACGGACTTTTTCTCGATGGCCTTTTCGTCAGCTTCCTTTTTCTTCTGTGCATTGACTTCCGAGATAGTAAAGACACCTGGAATGTTACCATAACTCTGAACATTTTTGCGGATAAAATCCTCATTGTAAACAAGAACACGTTCTTCCGGGAATGGCTGACCATCCCATGTCAGTGCAGCGTTCCCATCTTTGAAAGAACGGGCAAGCGTAGATTTTCCGGTTCCATTTTTTCCATAAAAGAAATTGATCAATGTCGGTTCAAAGGTCACGTTACTGTAGGTCGGGGCATTGACGGTTGTTTTTGTGATGTGTACTCGTACCTTTTTCATATCCGTTCTACTCCTTTATTTTTCCCTCTCGTACCCATTCATCCACTTCGCTGAGCTTGAATTTATATCGCTTTCCCACTTTATAAGCGGGCAGCTTTCCATCTCTTACCCATGTCCGGGCTGTATCCTGCGTGATGCTCAGGTACTCGGCAATATCTTCAATGTTAAACCATTTATCTTTTAATTCTTCCATAGGATTCTCCTTATCTGATTTCGATTCCCACATTTGCAGCAATCTGGAGCAGGTTACCCTGTCGAATGCACCAGTGCTCTTCATCGAGCTGATTTCTGACACTGGTAGAAAGAAGGCTAAATGTATGGATGTTTTCGTTAATAAATTGTTGGTAAAATTGACCGCATGTAATAAATTTAAATTTGATCGTTTTTCCCTGACAGACGATTTCTGTCAGTTTCCCTACGAAAGCAGGGTAGTATGGCAAGGCTGTCTTGAAGTTCTGATTACGGCTGGCAAACAGACAAGGCATGGCTAGAAGCTCCGAAATAAGCGCAGGAGTCAATGGCTTAAAATGGTCACGGTATCGGGCACTGGTGTTTTTTTGCAGTGCAGTTTTCCTGTCAATGCAAAAAGCTCCACAGTCGTATCGCTCATTTTCAATAACAAACACATTAAAAATGTCAGTGTTGAGCAGGGCCCATTCTGCTGCATGGGATTCCATTTTAGGCCCGGCCATTTTTGCAATCAGGGCGAGAGCTTGTTGCGCTGTAAGGTCGAGATGCGCTTCCTGTATATTGATGCCGCCCTGAACAATGCCTGCGGCCACACCGTTGCCGCTTGCAGTGACTGTCATTTGAGATGTCTGAACCGGTAGGTTGTGATCGGTAGTAATTAAATTATCCGACATCTTTCGCTACCTCCCCGGAAAGACTCCGGCATCTTGAAGAACCTCAATCAAATCAACATTTTTAATAGTCCAATGTGTGCGTGTGTATTCAAACAGATGAAGTGCCAGTTCCTGCTGGTAAGTGCGGAGAATAGAATAAGGAAACGGAAAATATTTCTGAAAGTAGACTTTGATTCCGTTTTCCTGAATCCGAATACCTTTGATGAATGCGAACACAGCCTGCTGTGATTTGGTGCCATCCGCTTCACAGCTTATGACAGCTGGAATTTCCTTGATAGCGGTAATCGCCTCTGGGGTCAAATCACTAAACTTCGTTTTGACATCATTTTGTATGTATTCTGTAAGTGCGCGGTCTTTTGAAACCAGCACATAGTCTTTCTCAAAGGGGTCATATCCCATCAATAAAGCATAGTAGTCTTTACTGAGTGGGCTCTTTTTTCCATCGACCAGAACCACATTTAAGGTTGTGTTTACAGAATCTGTATATCCTATGGCAACACCTTCATGCTCAGCATGGATATTGATGGATGGCAAACTCTGTGATTGCTTTGCAATTTCATTGTCACTCATCGTTTTTCTTCCTCCGATCTCCAATATTGATGCCGCCATACACGATACCAGCTGCAATACCGCCGTCTTTTGCTTCAACATGGAACTGTGCAAGGATACGCTCACCAGTCAACGGATTTGTAACAGGAGCCTCATAGACTTCAACAGTCGGTTCGCTATAGTCAGTATCCTTCGCAGAATTGCCGCTGTTTTCTTCATGCATTTTTTCTGATTTAACAGAGAACAGATCAAATGTGATCTGTCGCGGATAGGTTTTTCCGATTGGACTGATAAATTTCCAACGGGCACCTACTTCATCTGCACGTTCGTGAAACTGTTCAAAAGTTGCACGTCCCTTTTCATTATCTGGACGATTCACAACAATATAGTGCCATACAGCAAGAAGAAGCGAAGAAAGGCAGTATTGGTCGAGGGCCAGAAGCTCTTTCTTAGAAATCGGAGATTCAGAAAGATAAAAAAGAGTGCCATCAGTGACAGAGTGATCTTCCGAAAGCAGAGTGAGAATTGCCTGGATAAGCCAACGCATCCTCTCATCGGACTCAGTATGCAGAAAATTGTCAACGAATGTGTCCATTTGGCGTACCACGCTTTGATATTGTGATTTGACCCGATTGTCAAATCCATCAATTTCTGTGGTGTCATCAAAAGGGAGATTTAATCCATGTGAAACCTTACACGCCCGATAGTCTGATGTATCGCCACTAAAAGTCTTTCCGACGGAAGGCTGATGGAAGGACGGTACGATAAGTTGAATAAGAGCTTCAAGTATATTTTTATTTGAAACACGGTCTTTTAACCCGCTTTGCAGTTGTCTGCGAGAAGCGGGTTTTTCTTTTGCCTCTGTCAGCAATAAAAAAAACACACCACCGCAGAGATAAGGTGAACATTGTTTTTCCATGATTGTCCTCAATTTTCATAATGGCTAACTCGGCTAACTCTGCTAACACTTGCAGCGTAGCAAGAGGAACACCAAGATTATTCTTGTAAGGAGAAAAGAAGTGATCCAAAGCACTAAGCAAATTGGTGTGTAACACATACAAACCAATACAAACACTTCTAAAATTATCATATCATATCCTACCATAAAAAACCAGAGCCATCGAGAACCGGAGATATGTAAAACAAAAAACTTTTTCCCAGATGGTTATAAAACAACCCCGAAAATCTGGCTGGTTAGAAAGGAGGAGCCACAGATGCAGAGAACAAGAGCTCCTTAGTGGAGAAGTACATAGCAGAGGGTAGTCAGCGAAAGCCCGTGGGTGGCAAGCCAGCCATCCCAAAGGAAGCTGGACGAAAAACAAAATAAACTGAGCCTGAAATTTAAAGCGCAAATGGCGAAGGATGATTTTCATACGGAAGATGCAAAGATGGACAAGCCATCCGAGCATCTCCGTGGAGACCACCCTTAATTCGCCATGCCATCAATCAGACAGGCTCCGTGGACGGATTGGGTAAAGTCTCTACCCAGTCCGGTTTTTCTTGGAATCTCCTTCGCCGCGCTTCAGCGAAAAAGGAGATTCCATTATGACAATCAATAATAAGACAACTTTTAAGGAACTGAAGAAACTGGTCGGCAGCACAAAGGAACTGGCAAAGCTCCCGACTGCCAAAGAACTGCGTAACTCCAATGAGGAGATCGTGTTTGATGGCGATGTGGCCGGCGCACACTTCATTATTTATAAGAGCGGCCTGTTTATTTACAGCCGCAGTGGACATGCCACTGTTTATGCAGTGGATCGCTGCACGGAGATCGAATACCCGTGTGTGTATGCAGATGAGGGCGGCCTGAATGTTACGGCCGGATGCAAGCACAGAGTCAAGATGGACCGCGACGGACAGAAGCACCTCATCATGATTGTGCCGGAAACGGAGTACATGAATGGCCCGTGGGCGATGCCGCTGGATGTTGTTGGTACACACCGGCTGGATCATAACAGTGACAGCCGCGAACAGAGCCACAGCGATTTCAGCCTGAGCAACGATGGTACGGACTGGGAAAACAAAGCAGTCACACCAGATTTCACGGATGTGCAGGAGGCGGAAGAACGGGAAGAGGAGCTGTGCAGGAAGCTGGAAGAAGCAAAAAAGAAGCTGACAGATAAGCAGAGAGAAGTGATCCGGCATGCCTTCTATGAAGATCCGGATCAGACACAGGAGGAGATGGCAAAGAAGATGAACTGTTCCCAGCCGATGGTCCACAAGCATCTGGATGCGGCACTCAAAAATCTTCGTAAGGGTATGGGGTTATAATTCCACCCCTCAAACCTGACTAAGTGCAAGGGGGCGATAAGCCCCCGGAAAGGAGTGCACACAAATGAAAAAAGTATATATCTGTTCACCGTATCGGCCGACTGGGCAGGACCCGGAGGCAGAGCGAAAGCGGAATGTAGAAAAGGCACAGACAGCCTGCAGGCTTGCAATCGATGCCGGGTATCTGCCGCTTGCACCGCATCTCTATTTTACCCAGATGCTCAATGACGATCAGCTGTTCGAGCGCTTTCTCGGTATGGCCTACGGCAGCCTGTGGCTGGACGAGGCAGATGAGATGTGGGTGATCGGTACGGAGCTTTCGGATGGAATGAAGCAGGAGCTGGAATATGCCCGGAAGAAAAATATCCGGGTCACGATGAAAAAAGTCTGATGCCGATGGTTATAAAAGCACCTGAAAATCTGGCTATGTGAAAGGGGCGGCAAAGCCCCGGAAAACAAATAAAGGAGATAAACAATATGTGTAAGAACGAGTACGAAGTGAAGATGCAGGCAATGGATCTCATGAGTGCGGCCATCAATGATGTGGTGTGTGCCATGGATGCAATCGATAAGTTCGCTGAGGCGTTTGGCCTTTGCGAAGACCAGGAAGCAGAGCGCGAGAAGGATCTGAAGATTCTGATCGATGCGGTGTGCGAACAGGAACCGGGCATTCCAAAGTGTACGGTGGACCGTGTCATCCGTACTGCTTTTGACCTGCTGGAAGATGACGAAGAGGAGGATGAGGATGATGAGTAAGGAACTGCTTTTGAAGCTGGCTGCGGATTATTCCGTTCTGGCGGAGGATCTGAAGAAGCTGGCGGGTGAGGAAGCCCCGGCGGAGAGCGAGAAGGAAGAAAAGGTGGATGTGCCTTTCGAGGTTGAGGAGAAGAAAGAGCCGCCGAAGCAGGAAAAGAAACCGGAGAAGAAGTACACGATGGCGGATGTCCGCAAGAAACTCTCCAGCCTTTCTTCCGGCGGCAAGACCGCAGAGGTGCGTGAGCTTCTGGTCAAGCACGGAGCAAACCGCCTTTCCGAGATCAAGCCGGAGGACTACGCCGTGTTGATGGAGGAGGCAGAGAATCTGTGAGTGCGCATTCTGAAAAAGGACCATCCAGCTCGGAACGCTGGATAAACTGTACACCGAGTGCAAAGCTCTGTGCCGATATGCCGGATGTATCGACCAGCTTTGCACAGGAGGGCACTGATGCCCATGAGGTGTGCGAGTATGAACTGAAGAAGGCTCTGGGGCAGAAGATGGCCTGCCCGGTGGAGAACCTTACTTATTATAATCCGGAAATGCAGGAGTGTGCAGACGGATACCGGGATTATGTCATGAAACTGGTGGAGGAAGCAAGGCAGCGGACAAAGGATGTGGTTGTGCTGGTGGAGCAGAAGATCCAGTACGAACGCTTTGTCAAAGGCGGCTTCGGCACAGCAGACTGCATCATCATCGCAGATGGTGTCCTGAATGTGGTTGATTTTAAGTATGGACTTGGAGTGGAAGTCTCTGCGATCGGGAATACCCAGATGCGCATTTATGCGTTGGGCGCACTGGAAATCTTCGACCCGCTGTACGACATCGATACCGTACAGATGACCATCTACCAGCCCCGGAAGGCAAACATCTCGGTGGATTCCATTTCCCGTAATGAATTGTATGACTGGGCAGAGCATGTGCTGAAACCGGCTGCACTGGAAGCGGACGAGGGCAATGGCGAGTTCCATGCCGGCCACTGGTGCCGCTTCTGTAAAGCACGCCATATCTGCCGGGAACGGGCAAAGAAGAATCTGGAACTGGCTGCCTATGAGTTTGCCGCGCCGCCTCTGCTTTCGGATGAGGAGATCGTGGAGATTCTGGAAAAGGTGGACAGTCTCCTTCGCTGGGCAAACGATGTGAAAGAGTATGCCCTGCAGGAAGCAGTTGCTGGTAAGAAGTGGGACGGCTATAAGCTGGTGGAAGGCCGATCCATTCGCAAGTACACCAGCGAGAAGTCTGTCGCAGAAGCAGCAGCCGCCGCCGGGTACGATCCGTATGAGAAACGGGTGCTGGGCGTGACCGAGATGCAGAAGATGATGGGCAAAAAGAAATTTGAAGAAATTCTGGGGGCAATGGTTATAAAACCCCAGGGCAAACCTGTCTTAGTGTCAAGGGATGATAAGCGTCCTGAGATGAATACGATAAACGATGATTTCAAGGAGGAAAATTAATCATGGCAAACAAAATGACAAATCCGATGAAGGTGATCACTGGTCCGAAGACCCGTTGGAGCTATGCAAATGTGTGGGAGCCGAAGAGCATCAACGGCGGCACGGCGAAATACTCCGTGTGTCTGCTGATCCCGAAAGAGGATACGGTGACGGTCGAGAAAATCAAGAAGGCAATCGAAGCCGCCTACAAGGAAGGCGAGGCAAAGCTGAAGGGCAATGGCAAGAGCGTACCTCCGCTGGCTGCTCTGAAGACACCGCTGCGTGATGGCGACGTGGAGAAGCCGGATGATGAGTCCTACGCAGGGCATTACTTCCTGAACGCCAACAATACGACTGCTCCTGGCATCGTGGATGCCGACCGCCAGCCGATCCTGCAGCGTTCCGAGGTGTACTCCGGTGTGTATGGCCGTGCATCCATCTCGTTCTATGCATTCAACAGCTCTGGCAGCAAGGGCATCGCGTGTTCGCTGAACAACCTGCAGAAGATCGCCGATGGTGAGCATCTGGGCGGTAAGGCAAGCGCAGAGGAGGACTTTGCAACGGAAGAGGACGACGATTTCCTCAGCTGATGATGGGAGGGGTGGTCCGCTGCCCCTCTTTTTTTAACTTTTTTCTGTCGGGACACGGCAGAATTACATAAATTCTGGAGGGAAAATTATGCCACATGTATTGGAAATCAAAGGTGGTGAGCTGCTCACCCCGTTTAATGTGTTTGATGTGATGGATGCGGTCGAGGACTATATGGGAACCGACATCCGGCAGTATCTGGAGGAGTATCTGGAAGGTGTGGAGAGCGATGCAGAGGAGATCACGGATGACGAGATCGCGGATCACTACAAGCAGGTACTTCTGAATATTCGGGATGAGACCGAGGAGGTTCTCAGGCTGATTGAAAAGCCCCGGATGGACCGGAAAGCGATCCGGGAAACACTGAACCTTATTGTAAAGATGATCGGAAGGGAGAAATAAGATGAAGGTAGGAAGAAGTTTGCAGGAAGTGCTGATGGAGCTTCAGCGGCAGAACCAGGCAAAGAAAGACTATATTGCTCCGGCGCAGAGCATGAGGCTGGAAAAGGATGGACGGACTTTCCAGATGGGGGAGCAGGCTCCTTTTGCAACCACACAGCTGTTCCATCGTCAGCTGGCATCCACGCTGGCGATCCCGGCAAAGTATTATGACCTGATGCAGAAAGAAAAGCCGGAACTGCTGGCAGAGAATGTGAACGTCTGGCTGGATACCAGACAGAGCAATTACATGATCCGGTCGATGGATTATGGCGCCGGCCCTGTGGCGAGAGCACTTCTCTCGGAAAGATACAGAAGGATCGACAACATGGAGATCGCCTCTGCGGTGCTGCCGCTGTTTGCAGGTAATGACGGATACAGCGTAGAGAGCTGTGAGGTGACGGAGAACAGACTCTATCTGAAGATTCTGAATAAGCGGCTGGAGATGGAAGTCCGGAAAGGCGATATCGTACAGGCTGGTGTCATAATCTCCAATTCCGAAGTCGGCCTTGGCGCAGTGTCCGTACAGCCGCTGGTGTACCGTTTGGTCTGCACCAATGGACTTATTATTGACGATTTCGGGGAGCGCAGGAACCATGTCGGCCGGCAGGCGAAGATGGCAGAGGACTTCACACTGTACTCGGACGAAACTTTGAAAGCAGAGGACAAGGCCTTTATGCTGAAATTACGCGACACCACAATGGCAGCCATCGAGGAGAGCCGCTTTGCGCAGGTAGTCGATAAGCTGAAAGAAGCGGCCGGTATCCCGATCAAGGGCAATGTGCAGGAAGTCGTGGAACTGACCGGCAGGGAGTTTGGTATCACGCAGGATGAGCAGAACGGTATCTTCAAGTATCTGGTGGAAGGCGGTGACCTTTCCCTTTACGGGCTGACCAATGCGGTCACCCGTGCTTCGCAGGATGTGGAGTCCTATGACCGTGCGACTGCGCTGGAAGGCATCGGCTGGCAGATCATGCAAAGGAGAGAACTGTATGTATAAAAAGAAGCAGAAGAAGGACCAGAAGAAAAAGAAGCAGATCAAGCAGACACCGAAAAAACAGTATACAGACCAGCGAAAGAGCATCAGCCGGATGATGCACAGACGGACTGGGTAAGGAGGTAGCCATGAAGGGATTACACATTGATATAGAAACGTATTCCTCTGCTGACCTTGCCAAGTGCGGCGTCTATAAATACACGGAATCCCAGGATTTTGAGATCCTGCTGTTTGGCTATTCCAGTGACGGCGGTGAGGTCAAGGTCGTGGATCTGGCGTGTGGAGAGAAGCTGCCAAAAGAGATATTGGCCGCACTGGAGGATGAGAGCGTGACGAAGCTGGCACACAATGCCTCATTCGAGCGTGTCTGCCTGTCCCGGTATCTGGGGTATCCGACCGGGGAGTATCTGAACCCGGAGGAGTGGAAGTGTACGATGGTCTGGTCTGCCTATATGGGACTGCCACTGTCTCTGGCCGGAGTCGGTGCAGTGTTGGGGCTGGATAAGCAGAAGATGGGAGAAGGCAAAGACCTGATCCGTTATTTTTGCGTACCCTGTGCACCGACAAAGACCAATGGTGGGCGGACAAGGAATCTTCCCTCCGATGCACCGGATAAGTGGGATGTCTTCAAAAAATATAATGTGCGGGATGTTGAGGTCGAGATGCAGATCCAGCAGAAGCTGGAGCGTTTCCCGGTGCCAGATTCCGTATGGGAGGAATATGCTATCGATCAGGAAATCAACGACCGTGGCGTAAGGATTGATGGCGTGCTGGTACAGAACGCCATTGCAATGGACACCGAGATCAAGGAAGAATTGAAAACAAAGATGCAGGAGCTGACTGCACTTGAGAACCCGAATTCCGTATCCCAGTTGTCCGGGTGGCTTGCTGATAACGGAGTGGAGACAGACAGTCTGGGTAAGAAGCAGGTCAAGGCTCTTATGGAAGAAGTACCGGAGGAGATCCGGGAAGTGCTGCGTCTGCGTCAGCAGCTGGCAAAAAGCAGTGTGAAAAAGTATCAGGCCATGAAGAATGCTGCCTGCTCGGACGGCCGGGCAAGAGGAATGTTCATGTTCTACGGAGCAAACCGCACCGGCAGGTTTTCAGGCCGCCTCATTCAGATGCAGAACCTTCCTCAGAACCATCTGCCGGATCTGGCAGAGGCGAGAGCACTGGTACGGCAGGGAAATCTGGAAGCGGTGAAGATGCTGTATGGGGATGTGCCGGATACATTGTCCCAGCTCATCCGTACTGCATTCATCCCCAGAGAGGGCGCAAGGTTCTATGTGGCAGATTTTTCCGCCATCGAAGCCAGAGTCCTTTCCTGGATCGCAGGGGAAGAATGGCGCATGGAGGTTTTTGCCTCTGGCGGCGATATCTACTGTGCAACGGCCTCCCGTATGTTCGGAGTGCCGGTCGTAAAGCATGGTGAGAATGGTGAACTGCGGCAGAAAGGAAAACAGGCGGAACTCAGCTGTGGTTACGGCGGCTCCGTTGGCGCATTGAAAGCGATGGGCGCTTTGGAACTTGGCATGAAAGAGGAAGAACTGAAACCGCTGGTGGATTCCTGGCGGTCAGCGAATCCGAACATCGTCCGGCTCTGGGGCGAGATCGAACGAGCAGCCATCCATGTCATCAAGACCAAAGAGCCACAGCAGGTGAAGTGCCTGCGGTTCACTTACCAGTCTGGTTTTCTCTTTATTTATCTTCCCTCTGGCAGAAAGTTGGCGTATGTGAAACCGAGACTGGGAGAAAACCAGTTCGGCGGAACTTCCATTACCTACGAGGGTGTTGGCGGTACAAAGAAGTGGGAGAGGCTGGAGAGCTTTGGCGGCAAGCTGACCGAGAACGTGATCCAGGCAATCAGCCGTGATATCCTCTGCTATGCCATGCGCACACTCCGCTGCTGTTCCATTGTGATGCATGTGCATGACGAGCTGATCATCGAAGCAGACCCACGGGTCAGCCTGGAAGCAATCTGTGAGCAGATGGGACGAACCCCGCCGTGGACACCGGGGCTGGTTTTGCGGGCAGATGGCTTTACTTCGGATTTTTATATGAAG